ACAAGTCCAACGCTGTCTGTGTAGTTAGCGTGGTATGTGTTGTTCTCACCAGTTACAGCAGAACGGTTTGTAGTTGGCAAGTGGTTAGACTTAACGATGCTGATACCAGCTACCTTTAAGACTGTTCCATCTGCGTATGCTCCAGAACCACCCCAGTCTCTGTTGAGTACGTCTGTTGTTTGAGCTAACTTGTAGTACTCAGTTGGGCCAAGAACAATGTAACGATCATTCTCAGGAACGTTGTTGATATCAAACTTCTCGGCTGCTGCCCACATTGCAGATACCAAGTTCGCACCAGTAATGGCTGCTTTGTTAGCAGCAACAATCTTGATACGAGTACCACCAGGAAGATCAGTGTTAGCGTTAGTGCTGGTTCTTGCTGCTTGTGCAATAGTAGCTGCTACGTTCTTATCGAATGTATTCGCAAGAGCCGTGCCCATCTCAATGGAGTATTGAGATCTAACGTCATAATGATTCTTGGCCTCATCAACGTCTGCAATGAATACATTGGAGACAAGTTTATCATCAATGTTGATGGTTACTTCGGCATGCTTGATAGCGTTGCCTGTCAGTTGGGTTCCTGGCGTATGGTAGGCAGTACTAGAATTCCCAATTATTGGAAATTGGCTGCTTTTGCCTGATGCTATTGTACGCACGTTATGCAGTGACTCGAACACAGTCGCTGCTTTGAACGAAGACAGAACTTCTCCACTAAAAGTTTTAAGGAAAAGGGCGTCATAGCTAGTACCCGTAGCATTTACGAGACCTAGCCTTGAGCTAGTAAAGTTAGCCATACAATTTGTACGGTAGATAGAAAGGGTTTGCCCATCACTATCTCTTCCACTTGGGGTATCCCTCGCAAGGGGCCGCCGCTTCTATGAGAAGTTAGGTAATTAAATAATACCTCTTAAAAGACTTTTGAGCGACTAAGTTTTTCTTCTACTTGTTTTCTGTAAGCAGGATCTTCTTTGTATTTAGGATCATTCATAGCTGCTACTACCTGTGCTGTTGACTCGAACTTAGTGGTATTCGGTCTAGGTGTTCTACCTCCTACAAGCTTAGGTTCTCTTGCTGCGTTGTTCATGTATGCAGCCTGAATACCAGCGACAGCAATCCTTATCTGGTGTGGGTTACTGGTCTTAAGCATAGAGTTGAACGCATCAACTTCTCCTTTATCTAGGTTTGCAGCAGCCCATTGAATCATTTCAGTGTAAACCTGCTCACCTCCAAACTCATTCTTGATAGCAACTACTTCTTTAGCTGCAAGTTGTGAGTCTTGTTCTGCTCTGTACTGCACACCATCTAAGTATGCTTCGACCATATCCTTACTAAAGCCAGCACCTTCTAATGCTTTGTAGTCGTCATCTTCTAGCTTGCCTGTCTCTTGCCATTTAGTATTCATCCCTTGGTAATCGACACCAGCCTCATCAAGGCGACTACCTATGTATTCACCATAAACTTCTGAAGCGTTAGTAGGTGTTGCTTCTTCTGTTGAATCAGATACTTCTTCTGTCGTTTCTTCTTGACCGCTTAACTTCTTCTGAAGTTCTGCGTATCCTTTCTCTAGTTCTTCAACGGAGCCATACTTACCAGCAAACTTAGCTGGTTCTTGGCCTTGAGTCTCAGTAACAAGTGCTTCATCTTTAGCTGCTGTTTCCTGCTCAGGAGATAACGCACCTGTCTCTGGTTCGGAAATGGTAATAGGATCTGGCATTGGATTGTGATGGGTGAGTGTTCAGTTATTTAATAGTGATATGAGTCGGGCTATCAATGATAACCTGCGGCTCTTTTGTTTTCTTTTTCTTAGCGACAGGTTTCTCTGCAACTATTGGAGTTAGTTCCTCAACCTTCGGCTCCTGGGACTGGGCCACTGGGGAGTCCGTTGGCTGCTGCTCCGAGATCGGGGACGGTGTTAGGGATACTTCCTGCTGCTCCGTCTTCGGAGTTTCCTGAGAACTGAGGGCCATAAGGTGAACCTGGTTGTGTGTAGTTGTCTGCAACTTTAGAAGCAGCAGATGATTTCATCATTTCCATCATCTGTTGTTGCTCCTGTTGTTGTTGCTGTTGAGCTTGTGCAGCAGCAGCCTCTTGTTGTAGTTGCTCGCTGGTCTTGACTAAGTTAGTCGTATCTATTGAAGCACTAGCTGCCAATCTTCGCAGTGCTTCTTCGTAGTTTACATATTGTTGTGCTATCTCTGGCCCTAGTACTTGCTGAGTAAGAGTTAAGAACTCAGTTAACTTATTCATATCATCACCTCTACCTATACCTTCCAATCCTGTTACAGCTTTAGGTAGCACTAATGGTTCACCTGTCTCTTGACTATTAGGGAACTCAGGTAGCTTGCCTTTCTTCTGTAACATGTAGATCAACCTACGTACAAGTGGTAGCTGTAGTTCTTGAGTAAGTATGGAGTAGAACCCACCGATACTTGCTTCAAGTTCTTGTGCCATGTATCTAATCTCTTCTGCTGTAACTCTTTCACCAGGTCGTTGGATAGCTGAGTTAAGTAAGAAAGCAAACTGCAACCTACCTTCGATACGATCAATAGTTGAGTTAGCTATTTGTAGATCGGCTTGCTTGTTGGCTTGAACAACTGAAACATCCTGTGCATTTCCTTGAATGATAGCCCCATTCGCTGCTGACGACAGGGTTTTGGGTCGGGTCGTACCATTAGGATTACAAAGAAATAAAATCTTACTGGCTGCTGCTGCTGCTTCAATCACTGCTTGATACAAAGATTCAAGTGCAGTCAGATCACCGTAGTACTGCTCAGTATGTGAACGTCCATAGTCTTCAGAGTCAAGCTTCTCATATCTCAATACAATCCAAGGGCTACAGTTCTCTGGGCAACGACCATAAGTGTTAGGTACCTCCTTTCCTCGTACCTCCTGATACCAGGTGGCTACTCCGTTCTCAAACTTTACACATGTATGTACCTTAATACTTTTCTTTGTCGCCTCTAACTTTTCTTCTTTTTCCTTCTGGTCAGGTAAGAATCCGTCAGGCAATGCTTCAGGGTAGACTTCTTCTTCTATTAAGATCTCAGTAACATGACCCATTGGATCACGAACGACACAATAATCTTGTAGATGTATAACTCTTATTCCATCTGGTAGTACATAGAGAAGAACATTACCTGTAACCAACAGTTGTCTAAAGGCTTGGTTCAATGAAGCTCTTGCACTCATTGTCTCAAGCGATGTCATGCAAGCTTGTTCGACCTTGACTAATGCTGTGTCTAGTTCTGTTTTAATCTCTGGCCCTTGCTCTTCTATTTGTAATGCAAGACTATCTATCTCTAACTTAAAAAATGGGGTGTTAGGAGGTAGAAGTGTAATCAAAAGTTTGTGCGACAAATGCGCTATACCACGTGCACCAGTTGACTGCCAAGGTGTCTTAAGTTTTCCATGATCTCCTTGGTTAGAGTCAGGACAGATAGATGGAATCGTTACCTTGCTACAGTCTCTACCCCTTTGAAGGAAAGGATCTCTTGTAGTTTTTAGTTGGTCGTATCTACCAGCAAGGGTAGTACCTTTCTTTTTCTTTCTACCTTTACCAGGTGCAAGATCAATGTCGTTGATTTTTAAATCCATTAGTTAATACCAAGGGAAGAGGTGGCTCTGTCTCTTGTCTCTTTCTTATATTCTGCTGATCTGTATTTCTTTCTGTTTGCACCACTAATCATTAGTTCGTCTATGGCTGGTGTTGCTACGCCTGCATCTTCTGCCGGTGGTGGAGGTGGAGCAGCTTCCGATATACGTTTTTGTTCTCTATATCTTTTCTGATTGTCATCCCTAGTTACTTGGAACTGACGCTTTTGTTCAGCCATCTGTTCTCGCTGTAAAGCAAGATTCTCTTGATGTCTTTCATCAGCTTCTTCTCTTGCTTCCTCGTTAGAAGAACCGCCGCCGCCACCACACATGATGAATCGTTCGTGTTATGCCTACCATACTAACCTTAACCAAAGATGTTTACACCACCACCACCTACTCTTCCCCCTGGTATTGGCCCCATGCCACCTTTACGTTCTTGTCTTGAGTAATCTTGTCGATTACCACCAGCTAATACGACTGGGTTCTGAGGCATAATCTTTAAAGCATCAGCAGCAGTCTTAGCTTGTGGCCCTTGTCCTGTAACGACAGTTGTATTACTACCACCGCCACCATAAACAACAGGTTGCATTGGCTGTTGGTTTAATGGAACAGAAGTATATGGAACTGTTGGTGATTGACCTGCTGGTGGTTGACCTCCAGGTGAAGTTTCAGTTGTTGGGATAGGTTCAAGTGTTCGTGTTCCATCTGGCTTTGTAACTAATTGTTGTCCTGGTTTAAAAGGGCTGTTAAATGCTTCAGGATTATTACTTGGGTTCCAAGTACCAGCACCAGTAGCAAGAGGGCTAACATTTGCAACACCTGATTTGCTAAAATTTATTCCTTCGGTAGAGAATCCAGCATTTGCTGCCATATTTGCAAGTGCCATTCCCTTTGACTTTGGAAATGAATACCCATAATCTTCCATTAATGCACCAGTATCAGCCATTAAATCGTATGTAAAATATTGATGACCAACTGCTCCTGCATTTCTGCCTAGTACAGCTTGGAACACTGAATCAACTTCAGGTGCCCATGCTGCTACATCTTCTTTACTTACAAGTGATGGACTACCTTTTTCTAACTTTGGCCTAGTACCTGCTTTAAATTCTTTGTTATGTAAAACAGGTAAAGGTGTAGCCTTTCCTTTTGGTTTACCAATAGCAAGAGTATTCCATTCCTCCATAGTTAAAGGTCTGTCAACAGTAGTTTTATTAACAGAACTAGTAGGTGCTCCAGGTGCTGAAGTTAGTATTAGTGGTTCGTTGTAAGTTGCCATCGCTATTCGATGTTGTTCTGCTCATTATATACAGATCGCAACATTCTTACTAGTTCTACCTGTCCACCGTACCTCCATATCTCTCGGTCATGTGCATCTATCGATGGACATTTATCAGGGTAGATCTCTTC